CGTTTCAAATTCCGGCACCGCGTCGGCAAAGGTTCGGATCCAACGGATCGTGGCCGGGCCATGCCCGACAACCATGACCTGAAAACTTTCATCGACATTCTCGTTGAGCATTTGCTCGACGGGGCAGCTTCCCGTGTCGTCTATCGGCGCGTCGTTTACGTCCTGTGACTTGATCTTCCGCGACTGCGCTTTGAAGCCGACAAGATAGTCGTCCATCCCAATCTCGGTGTCGTTGCTCAGGCAGCCCCGCGCCGCGACAACATACCGATTAACGATTTGTTTGTAAGCGCCGCGCATACTGCCTGCATAAAATACTCCGAGATCGAGTCCTTCTTCAATCGCCGTCAGCGCCAACTCCGCGTAGCGGAACCGACAATCGGATCCGACTACTTTTTTCGACTGACTCGTCTGGCCGAAGTGCCCGCGCATTTCAACCGCCCACATGATCGGGCAACCGTTGTCGAGCCGGTCGTTCGTAAACGCTTCCCATAGTCGGTTGGATCCATCCACGTCTTTCGACAGGTAGAACGCGCGGGCCGTGCCTGCCACGTCGCCGCAGAGCCACTCTACCGGGCGGGTGCCCGTCCAGATACTAGCCCAGCTTGGGCCGGAGCCATCGCCAAGTGATTCGATGCTGGCATTGTTCAAGACCCACGTGTGCAGATTGAAACGGTCAGACGCAGGCACCGACATCATCAGGTAAGGCCCGAAGGCTCCCCCGGCGACTTGGCTAAGGTCATCTGCCAAGAGCGTCTTGCTGATTGCCATTTCTGAATCGCGCAACGGCAACCGGCTGTCCTGCTTGGATAGCGCGGCAGCGTCGAACTGCGTAATACCATGCTGGCTGAACCAACTGAGTTGGCCGTAATGCGAAACGACGGATTTTTGCGACGTGCAACCGACGGCGAAGATCTGGCGTTGAAAATCTGCGGTCGTCAGCCATTGCGCCCGGACTCGGATGTTCGCCTGCAAAATCGAACAGGCTTCGGCGGTGAATACGAGCAACTGCGGAAATTCCAAGCTAGGCGTGACGGCCAGCGCCGTGATGTCGCCCGGAAATGAAAATGCCGCCGTGCCGCCAAGGTAAATATCTTCCCGGAACGAAATCGGGTTGGCGATGTCGGACGCACGCAGGAAACCACCGGACGCAATCCAAAGCCGATCTCCGATCCAAGCCATCGGGCCGCCGACAACCGTTTCATACGCGCGGTTGCGGATATGATCCCCGGTCGTCCCGTCATAGTAAGCCGGGGCCGTGTCGCCGCCGTCTTGCATAATCAGCACCGCGCGGGGAGCAATTAACTCAATCGCAGATCCGAGCGTGTCGTCGAGCCGCCGCGCACTCTGCTCGGTCATGCAGAAAAAAATCTGCTTCGCAGACTCGTTGAACTGGACGTTCACGAGTTGGCGGAAATCAATGAACGGGAAAGGGGCCGTGAACACGCGCCCGTCGATGGCTACCACAATTTCTTCCAGCCCGGTTTTCGGACGGAAGAACGCGCCGCCTTGCAAGTTTCCTTCGGGCAGCGTGATGATGCAACGGTATCCGGGACGGCAGGAGATCGTCCCGCCTTGGTTGATGACGTTAATCCCGTTCCAGTAATAACCCAACGGAGTCTGGCCGGGGTCTGAATCTGACTTCATCCCCCGAAACCATGTGCCGTCGTAGTCGAGAAGGTTTGCAGCCATGAATTAAGTTACGTCGAAATCTTGCGGGTCGATCAGGTTGTTTCCGTTGTCGATGACTTGGATCGGCATAAACGTCGGCGGATCCGACGCCTGTTGCGCTTCGATTTCCAACCGGGCGGCGTCGGACTCGTAGGAGTGCGCGTTAGCCGTGTCTGCTTCCATGTAAAATTTGATTGCCCGCACCGCCAGCAAAAAACCAATGCGGGACTTGAGCGGCACGCGGTCAAAAACCGACGTGAACTGCGGGTTATTTCGGCGATAAGCAATGCGCACCCAATCGACTGCGCGGCCCAACTTAATCCGGCGATACTGCGGAACAGTTTCGTCAGGCTCATACACCGCCAGCAAACTTCCAACCGTGCTTGAGTCGTCGAGCGTGTTCAAGCGGAGCGTGCCCAGCGTGAGGTCTTTCATAACGCCGGTAATGCGGGCAATCGTCGGAGCGCCCGCGTCCGTGACGGCGTAACCGTAGATCGTCGGCACCTGATACCCTTTGGTCTGGCCAGTGCTCGTGACCGTCGAGAGCGGCAACCCGTTGATGTCGTATCCGTAAACAATCAGCTTTTTACCAGCGTCCGCAGACTTTTGCACGAACGCAACCACCTTGCTCGGAACCACGAGATCCCGATACGTCGAATGGTTGCCGCCAAGATCCTGCCAAGTCCACGAGCACGACTGGTTACAGTCGCCCGGCCCGTTCAAGTGAAAATTGAAAAGCTCGTTCAATCCGAGCGTTGGCCGTCCGCCGAAGTTCACGGCCAGAACCGTCCCGACTTCGCGCGGCAGCGTGAGATAGTTTCCGCTGTCCTCGGTGCAAATGTCGAGGTAGCCTTTCCAGCCTTCGAGATCCGCCTTGTTCGCGGATAGAGTAACGGCGTCCGATAGCCACTTCAATAGCTTCGGCTCGTCACAGAATCCGACGATTTTTGTCGCTTCCTCCCAAATGTCTTGAACTTGGAACATTAGTATTTCTCTTTCGAGGATTTGTATTCGGCAACCAGCGCGTCGAGCGCGTCCTCCGATTCCTTGCCACGGTTACTCGGAAGCTCTGATTCGGTTTCGGCTTCCGAGTCGATTTCCAGCGTTTTGATTTCCAAGCAGTATGAATACTTGGTTTCGCCTTCCTCGTTCGTGCTCGCCGACGAATTCTTGACACAAAATTCAATATCCGCTTCGCCCTCGTCGCCCGCCTTGAACGGGAGCGGGGTGTCGCGACAAAGATGAACTGTCGGATAGCACTTTTCTTTTTCTGACTTAACAGGCATCGAAGCCATCATTCCGCCCATGTCTTCACCGAGATCTATTTTAGCCATAATTTTATGCGTAAGTTGAATTTCCACCACCACCCGTTCCGATACCGGCATCCGCCAAACTTGCACTGACCAAACCGTCTTTCCAGTAGCGCATCCCGGCGCTTGTGTTTGATACGGCTACGCTGCCCGTGTCGAAATTCACCCAGCCGGTCGTCCAGCCCGTGAATCCGCACGTCACGTAAAAAGAGAGCACGCAGTCATCAGTTACCGCCGCTGTCGCTCCACTGATGGACTCCCACGCGCCCGCGCTCGCTCCTGTGGCGGTTGCTAATAGTGTGTCCGAAGCGATCCCCGCCGCTACATTGGCTTCAACGTAGAGTTTTGCGCGTTGACCGTTGTAAGTGCTACCGCCCGCGTCGCCAGCGGCGGACTCCCGGACTTTGATCGTCGGCGTGCAGGTTGCGCCGGAAATGACGGGCGTTGTAAACCGGGCCGACTGGAAAGCGGCAGTCGCTACCAGCGGAGTCAGCCGGACGCTCGCAGGCGTCACATCGAAAATTACCGTATCGGATTTTTCAATCCCGTAAAAAGTCAAGCGGCGGTGATCCCCGGCAGTTTGGTTGAACTTCATTTGCCGATACTCAGAGTTCACGTCTGCCGTGCCCGCTGACAGCCCGAAGAATAAAAGCACGCTAGTCGCCCCGTTGTGCAGGCAGTTGTAAGCCGTGACGGTAGCTTTCCCGGTTGCGGTCGGCACCCGGATGTCGGCGAGAATCGGTTGAAATAGTCCGCTGCCCTGACCGAATTGGCAATTCGTCAGCTTGAGATCGTCCACATCGCCCGCGATTCTCGCCACTTCGATTCCGTAAGTCGCTCCGGCGACGCCGATGATGGTAGTGTCTTGAAAAGTCGCGTTATTTACTGTGCTGGCCGTCACCCCGCCGTTGAAACTTATTCCGAGGGAGTTGACATAAAACATTGTCAGCCCGTCGATCAGCAACCCGGAACACAGCGAGTCGAAACGCATGGCGCCGTTGTTCCCGGTGCAGGCCCAAAAAGTTGAACTGGAAATAGTCGATCCGACACCTGCAACCGGAGGCGGGATACGCCCGGAGAACCGCAACCCGGATTGGGTCAGCGCACAACGAAAGGTGTTACCGCTGAAAGTTCCCAGCGCCGCAATCTCTGAAAAAGTCACGTTGTCAGAACCCGTGCCGACGAATGTGTTATTCGTGAACGTGAGTCCGTTGTCTCCCATTGTCG